ATATCCTGTTACTGATGATTCCCAATCTCCATTAGCTTTTGCTACTGGTAGAGGTTTAGAGGAACTAGGTGCATCAATGTCTTTGATGATTAGAGAATACCATACAGTAATGGCAGATGCTATTGAACAGACAGATGCGAAAAGACTTGAGTGGGATAATGTTATGTATGGTGGAAAGCCAAAACCATTATCAGGATATATGGATAACAAGTTCTATGCAGAGAAATATGATCCAGAGAAAGATATAGGATTTAATTATAAGACACGCAGAGTGTATGGAGCTATGGCTGGTTATGATGAACCACAGAAGATAGTTACAGGGTTGCAATTACTTCAAGCAGGTATTATTGATACACAGACTTTACAGGAGAACCTTGATGGGTTAGATAACATAGTTAGAGTTAATGAACGAATAACTAGAGAGAAAGCAGATAAGGTATTGTTCGATACTTTACTTGCACTATCGCAGCAGGGCGACCAGAGAGCAACATTAGCTATTGTTGAGATAAGAAAAAACCCAGGAGATGTAGAGAACATTTTAGATAAATTCTTTACACCACAAGAACCACAGATGACAGAGGAAGAAATATCATTTGTTGGGGAACAAGCAGGTCCAGCTCCTCAAGGACCACCACCAGGAATTGCACAGATGTTGGCAGGAATGACAGAACAATGAACGAATCAGATAAAATATTTTCAGAAATGATTGATGAAAACCTCATTGATGTTGATGAGATAGGAGATGATATTCTCCTTGAAGATTACTTTAAGAGGAGAGCTATTATGGAGAAAATGCCACAACAGTTTCTACCAATAGGTTATATGATAATAACCCCAATTATAGAATTTGATGAGGGAGATTATGGCGACCAGATCTTCTAGTAATAAAAAAATAACAAATAGGAATGCTAATGTTATGTATGCTCCACCTAATAGACAGAACACACAGGCAGTTAGACAAATACCTGGTGTTACTTATGGAGAGCAAGATAAATTAACAGAACAACAAAAGATAGCACCACTTCCTAAAGCTAGTACTCCAAATGTTCAAGCTCCTTCAAGACCTGTACCGAACATAGATGTATTTGGGGAAACAGAATTTCAAAGTGAACCTGTTACAGCAGGATTGCCATTTGGTGCAGGAGTTAATCCTTCTCCAGAAGAACAGACTATGGGAGCAGAAAGGGTTAAAGAATTTATATTCCAAAGCTGGTTAGAAACTGGAGATGACAGTTTACTTGAGTATATATAATGGCAGAGCTATTTTCAGAAGATATTGAATTAGATTTACTAAATGTAAAAAGACAACCTCAAAATATAACATCTGTTACACCTGAACAAGCTAGACAGTTAAGCATTATAAATCAGATGAGTTCCTCTATTCCACCTAGTGTAATGGTTAATGCAGCAGAGAAAAATGTAGATATGGGAATGATAGATTTGCTTTCTGAATTTTTTGGTAAAGCTAAAGAAGCAAGTTATGGAAAAGTTAAGAAAGCAATATTTAATCAATTTAATGTTAATCCTGATACAGGTGGTTTATTTGAACTAGGTCTTAAAGGAACATTTATGGGTGTACGAGCTTTATACGAGGATGTTATAGCTAGACCTTTTAGAACAGCAGAATTAGTTTCACAAGGAATGGAATTTGAAAATGCTTGGGAGAAAGCAGGAATAGATCCATTTACATATTGGAGAGAAGCATCAGAATCAGGACAAAAGATAGATTTAGGTACAGCTTTGTTTCAATCTACTAACCCAGAGAAAACAGAGATATATAAAGAACTTATTGATTCTGGTGCTGATCCTATAAAAGCTAGGGAGATAGCTGCTGCACAGTTAGGTGTTAATATATTTGATAAAATATTTGAAGCTGAAAAGAATGTTCAGTTTGATGGAGAGAGAGCAGCAGCTTTAATAGCAAGAGGTAAATCCCCACACGCAACTCCTGGTAGAGTTTTCTTCAAACCATTTGAATTTATTGTAGGTCCAGAGGATAAAGCATACGACTTCTATACAGGGATAATAGACCTAGGACTTAACTTTTTAGATCCTACCTTTTGGGCAGGTAAGGCTGTTAAGACAGCGAGAGCTGGTTCAAAGATGCTTACCCTAACAGATGCAGGTATGGATACTTTAGGATTATTTAAGAATGGTTGGGTAAGAAAAACATTTAGCAGGAGATCAGCTCAAGAGTTTATAGATTCAAAAGCAGGAGATGAGATATGGTTATTTTTATTTAATAACAGAGATAAACCAGTAGATATATTAACTAAATCAAATTTCAAATTAGTTAATAGGTATGTTACCGAAAACAAAGCTATTAGTGATGAATTTACAAAATTTATAGATGATTTATCAAAACTTGATTCTAAAAACTTAAAAAGTAATGCAGAGAAAATTGATGCTGTAAAAAAAATTATATCTCCAAGAATATTAACAGTTGCTACTGAAGGTACTGTACCTACATTACAAAAGCAAAGTATATGGAGAAATTCTTTAAGAACTTATTTCGGTCCTAACTATGGTTCAAACTTAACAGCAACTAACGCAGATAATCTTATAGTTGAATACTCAAAATTTCTAAGGACATTAGATCCTAATGACCAGCTTATTGATGCTAACAAAAGAGTATTGGATTTGATGACAGAGCTAAACAAACTTGATGTAAGCAATCCTTTATTAAGAGGGAGTATTATTGCTACTAGAGTTGCAGATGATTTTGATTCTTTCAAAGTTATTTATAAAGAAGGATTGGAAAAATCAAAAGGTAAAGAATTAAGTAAAGCTGATGCTCAATTTATAGAGGATACTTTTACAGTTTTTAAGAAAGTTATAAAAGGTAATGCAGATGATGTTTCTAAAAATAAAGCTGATTATTCAAGATTAAAAAGATTAAGTCCAGCAGTAGAGAAAAGATGGAAACAGCTAATGAAAAAAAGAGAAAATAGAACACTAGGTTTAACAGATGAACAAATAGATGATGCGTTTGATGAAATCAGTAAACAACCTCTATTAGAAACAACATTGACACAGGAATTATTTTTACCAAAGCCATCCGAAACTATTAAGTTAGTTAATAAGCTAGATAGGAGTATGAAGGGTAAGTATCTACAAGCATTGAATATTATTGGAGAAGGTCCTATGGGGAATGTACTGGACTTCTATGTTAGTTCTTTATTCAAACCTTTAGCACTATTAAGACCAGCTTGGACAGTAAGAGTTATAGCAGAAGAACAAATACGAGCAATAGCTAATGGAGCATTAGGAACACTAGACCACCCTATGGGTTTGTTAGCTCGTTTATCAGATGATACTTTTGCAGGAACTAGATTGGGTAGGCGACCTAGTTATGCTAAAACAGGTTTTACTGGATCTACTAAATGGAAAATGGGTATAGCTGAAGCAGAATCAGGAGATACTAGAACATTAAAAGCATTAAGAAGAAAAGCTGTACCTAACGAATTAACAAAAAGACAAGCTAAAAAATATATAAAAGCAGAGTTAAGCGATTGGAAAGATGGACAATGGTCCACTCTAAATAATTGGATGAATAGTGTTATAGCAAAAAGAATTGCTGCTATTGAGTTAGGGAAAGAAGGACCTAAAAAAGCAGCATACAAGAAGTTGAATAAAGAAATCAGATTAGGACTTAAAGATGAACAATCACAAATTTTCGCTGCTGTCAAAGCATTAGATCAATCCAGTAGTGCTAATCCTCTTTCACTCTTATCTGGGAAAGGTATAACACGAACTGAATATATAAAAGTTGTTGATGACTATTTAGCTGAAATAGTAAAAGAAATGAGAAGAAACTTTACTAAAGATGGTAAAGCTTCCTCTATGAGTAGAGATTTATTGGAGCTTATAGAAACAGGTGCTTTCAAAAATGCTAAAGGAGAAACTATCAATATAGATAAAATATCTAAGGGTGGTTTGTCAGATGCAGATATAAAGTTATTTAATGATAATAAACTTGATAGAAAGAGTAACAAAAGAATACAAAAAGAAATGGAAGTCAATACTAAAAAAGGAACAGATGAATACATTGATAACTTTGGGGAATTGTTACCAGATGAAGTTGATTATATTGTTGATCCTCTTACTACAAACAAAGCATTTTTAGATAGACAAGTAGAAAATCTATTCAAATGGTTTATGACTATACCAACTAATGAAGCATCTCGTATTCCTGTTTATAAATCTACTTATTGGAATACAGCAATAGACTTAATTCCTATTTCATCTAGGAAAGTTAGGGATAAGATAAGGAAAGGTGCTGTTGATAATAAGTTAGATAAAAAAACTATTAACAGAATAGATAAGCTAGATAAAAAATATCCTATTAAAGAGGGGGAAGATTTAATTGATGATGCACAGTTAATAGAAGCTATGGCTAAGGGCAAAGCAGTAAATACAGTAAAAGATTTACTTTACGATATAACAGAAACAAGAAGGTTTTGGGAAGTAACTAGGTGGGCTTTCCCATTCGGTAATGCTTACCAAGAGGTTCTAACAACTTGGGCAAAAATACTTAAACAGAACCCAAATGTTATTGCAAGAAGTCAGACAGTTTGGGATGGTGCATCACAGGATAATGATGCTCTTGGTCCAGAGGGATCTGGTTTCTTTTATGAAAACCCAATTAATAAGCAAGTAGTCTTCAACTATCCAGGAACAGGGATAGTTCAAGATTGGATGTTTAGAGATGCAGCACCAGGAACAGATGTAAGAGTTAATATGCCTGTGTATGCACAGAGTGTTAATATCGCTGCATCATTGTTACCAGGTTTCGGTCCTGTTGTAAGAATACCTGCTGCACTTATGTTTAATAATTTTCCTGAAGAAAGTTTTATAACAAGATTTGTTTTTGGAGATTTCCCACCACCGAATATGAAAGATAAATCAGATATTATTAAAGCATTAGGTTTCAAACCTGCGTGGTTAGATAAGTTTGACCAAGTTATCTTTAATGCAGGAGAAAACTCACAAGGTGTTTATGGAAATACAGTTATGGATGTTTATAAAGCATTACTTTATTCAGGACAGATTGATGATAGTACAGAGGAAGGAATGAAAGAAGGTTTAGATAAAGCATTAGAAAATTCAAAACAGATATTTCTCATTAGAGGGATAACACAGTTTATTGGACCAGCAGGTGCAACATCTCCTATATTCCAAATTACAGATAAGAACGCAAATATATTCTTTATAGAAACATTAGCTGATGAATATAGAAAAATAAAAGAATCTAGTAACTATGATGATGCAGTAGCAACCCAGAGATTCGTTGAAACATACGGACTTAATCCACTTCCCCTAACAGTTGCAAAAACTGTAACACTAGAAAAATACCCTACAACAGTAGAGGGTGCAGATTGGATGAAAGAGAATAAAGAGTTATATGACCAGTACCCATTGGTTGCTTGGTACTTAGAACCACCACCATCCTATGCAGAGTTTTCATTTGATTCTTATAAGAAATCTTTGTTTGAAAATGCAAGAGAATATAGAACACCTGAACAATGGGCTGTTGCTAAGAATAAGTTACTTGGTGCTATTGCATTAAGAACTTATGAACAGGAGATAGGTATTGTAGGTAACAATAGTGAAGCAGCTAGAAATCTTAGAAATGCTAAAAAGAAAGAATTAGAACAGAGGTATTGGGGTTATGGACAACCAGGTGTAGTTGGCTCTCCAACACAACCTTCAATAGGTATGCAGATAGATCAATTAGAAAAGATGATACAAGATCCATCACTTCAAAATAATTCTGTTGTTATATCAGCACAGAAATACTTTGCATTAAGACAACAAATTATAGATGGTTTTGTTACAGCAGGTTTATCTGAAACTGTATGGAAAACATCAAGTAAGTATGTAGCATTAAGAGGTGCATTAAGAAATGAAGCCTTCAAGTTGGTACAAGAAAATCCTAAGTTCGGACCATTATTTGACCAATTACTAGCAAGAGAGCTAGAACCTGAATATGAAGATGATTTCTTGTTACAATTAGGAGAGAACATATAATGGAAAAAGAAGATTTTATAAAACAAATTATATCTATCGTTTCTCAAGGTATTCCAGGGGAGAATAGATTAACTGTTAGTGATGAACAGATTGCTGAATTACATAAAGCAGATGATTTGCAAGATGCTATATTTACAGCTAATAACTTTGGTTGGGGAGATTATATAGCTATTTGGTCGCAACAAGATGATGTAGAGCCAGGATTGAACTTCAATGAAATACTTGCTCAATCTTTACTCGGACAGCAACCAATAGATTACATTGGAGTTGATGCTACACAACCTATTATGTATGAAGGAGAAGCAACAACAATAGGAAATGTTGGAGAAAACTTTTACATAGAGGGCGACCAAAATATTTTTGTTAATTTTATGCCTAGTGAGATTAGAGATATTCAAGCAGGTTTAGTTAATGCAGGGTTGTTAGGTTCTAAGGCAGGAAGACCATTCAGACCTGGTGTATGGGATGCTAGATCAGATGGTGCTGCTATGTCTTTACTTATGCAACAAGCAAATATATCTGGTTTAGGTAAAAAAGAAAACGGATGGAGAAATTCATTACAGTTGTTTATAGATAACCCTGTACCATTAGAATCTACTATGGAACCATATCTTCCACCTGATTATAAAACTGTATCTAATAGTATTAACAATCTCTTTGAAAGAGATTTAGGTAGAAAGCCACAAGCCTATGAATTAAAGCTATTAGCTGAAACTTATCTAAATGAATCATTAAGTGCATACCAACAAGATCTAGAATTTAGTAAGCCAGTACAGGAAACTGTTACTCCAGAGATGTTAGCAAATTACGGAAACCACATACAAGAACCTGAAATAAGGGAAGAAACAGATATAGATCCTAGTGCAGCTTTATTAGATGTATTTGATAGAATAACAAAAACAGAACAGGAAAGGTTAGGGAGAAATGCTGATATACAAACAAGTAATAATCTTATGCTTAATAGCATCATCTCTGCTCCAAGGTAATACTATGGCAGAGAATACACCAGCATACGATATGAATACAGATCCAGCGATAATAGATTTGTATTTGAAAGCTCTATTGCAAAAGGAGAGTACAGGGAACTATTATGCTGTTCATAAGCCAAGTACCATACCAGATATTGTAACAGGTAAACCAATAAAAGTTCAGGCACTAGGTGGATATGGAATATTAGATATTAATTGGTATGGAACAGATACCCAGACAGCTTGGACAAAAATGGCAGGGCTAGAGGGTGCAGATATAAATGATCCTAAAGCACAAGATGCTGTTGCTAAGTATATGGTTCAGAAATATTTTGATAGGTTTGGTTCTTGGGATTTGGTTTCTATTGCTTGGTTTGCAGGAGATGGAGTAGCTCAAAGACTAAAAGATACAGGAACAATAAATTGGAATGTGGAAGATTCCAAAGGAACATCTATATCTCAATACATAAATGAAATGGATAAATTGTTATCAGATGAAATGATGAACATTGAAGTACCTCAAGAGGAGTTTAGTATTCCAAAAATTCCTGCCCACGAAGGTAGAAGTCCTGGCATAGTAGGACAGTTTGGAGTACCACCAGATGATGTAAAGCAACACGCAGCAAATATACTTGATGCTATGACTAGAGCAAATGCTGGTGGGGAAAGACCAAGGGTAGGTTTAGACTTTGAACAACAAGCACCACCACAAGTAGTAGATCAAGTTAGCCAGTACGCACAGACTATTGAAAAGGCATATCAAGAATACTTAGATTCAGTAAACAATGGCTGAAGATAACATACCTAATTTAACAAATCTTTCAATAGATGAATTACAAGAATATATAGAAACCCAATATAGTGATGTATTGTGGGAATACCAGACTTCTACTATGTCAAGAAGGTCAGGTATTTTTTTAGAAGAAGCGACAGATGGCAGTTTATACCTAGATACAATAAATATACACCCTACTGCACAAGGTCAAGGTAAGGGTGCAGAAATATTGGAAATAATAAAGAGTTGGGCAGATGCTAACAAAACTCAAGTATATATAAAACCTGCTGCTTTACCAGATAATCCATATTACAAGGGTTTGGAAACAACTCCAGAACAGCAATCAGAAAATTTATTTAATTTCTACAAAAACAATGGTTGGTCGGATAACCCAAATTTTACTTCTATGACAAAAGAGGAACAAGCTGCACAATTATCATTAAGTTCAAATGCTGAATGGGGTACAAGTACAGATGAATTATATAGCCCTTTAGTTTATACACCAGAAGGAGTAGATGTTCCTGAATTACCTAAAAACCCATATAAAGATTCCATTATAAGTTTTACAGAAAAATTTAACAAAGAAGGTAAACTATTTTTAGAAGGTTATAACCAACCTATTTTAGATGAAATATTAACAGAAGTATTAAAGATAGAATCTTACTATGGCACATCAGGTTTTCTTGATGAAGCCGATTGGAATAAAAGTAAATTTTCTAAAATTGCTCAAGACCTAGAATCCAAGGGAATACACCCAAATGATGCAGGTCGTATATCTAAATATATACCTAGTGATAAAATATTAACTCCTGCTGAAATATTCAAAGATGGAAAAAGAAATGAGTTTTTTACAGATGGTATTGTTGATATGTTATCTGAAAGTAGTGGAAGTTTTTACTCAATAGATCCTGATACAGGCGATGAACTATTCCCAGAGAATAGACCGAAAAGAGATTTGGAATTATATAATGCACTATCAACAGATGATGCAGATGAAGCAGCTAAAAGAATAGCCGACTATACAAATAAGAACACAGGAATAACTGGACCACCAGATTCACTTAATTGGATTAAGTACCAAGAAAGAGAAGGAATTGAAATGTTATCTATTAAAGAATTTGAAAAAGCAGTAGATGAATTAATACCAGACACACCTACATCTATAACACAATCAGGTTTAAGTCAAGGTCCAGGTGCAGCAGCTATTGATGAGATAGCATTTCAAAATACCCAATTAATTGATAATCTTCCAATAGAACAGGTAGTAAAAGATAAATGGAAAAATATGGTAACAAAGAGATATAGAAACCTAGTAACTCCTGGTGGTCTTTTAGATGCAGTAGATGTATGGGAATTTGGGGTAATGGGGTTGATGATGTTATCTATTGCTTATAAAGATTTTGATGAAGCAGCAAAAATATTTAGTCGTACTGCAACAAATATGTTTAACAATATGACAGCAACTTATAACATTCCACCAGTTCCTTTAGAACAATATGATTTAGATTATGAATTTATGAATACAGTATTAGAAACAGGAGAAAAGGTTATGCCTACTGATATATTGATAAAGAAAGTAGGAGATGTTGTTAAAGGAGTAGGAGAAACAGGTACTGTTACTGGATTTGGATATGTTCCAACAACACCTGAAAAGACTGATACAATGGAAACGACACAAAAAATACAACCTGGAGTACAAGAAGAAAAGATGTTTAAGAAAAAAAGACCTAAGAAATCTGCTGGTGGTGGATCTGGAGTTAAGATTTTATAATGCTGGTGGGGAAAGACCGAGTGTAGGTAGATAATGGATTTAATTAAACAAATATATATAGATAATGGATTAGAGAAACTATGGAATAAGTACCTTGAAGGAAAATCTATTGATGTTGTTATTAGCCAACTAAAGCAGGATATAAAAGAAGGTAGAATCGTATTGCCTGAACCTACTCCAGGCGAGGAAGAAGCATTTGCTAATTTAGAAGAAAATATAGCAAAAGCACAAGAAATGATCCCTGTACCTGGATATGGAAAAGGAAGAACCATTAAATGGGGGATACCAGAAGAAGCATACGAAGAATTAAAAATAGAAGAAAAAGAAGTTGGAACTGTTGAAGATATATATACAAAAATAGAAGAAGAAAAAGAAAATAAACAAAAAGCTAAAGAAGAATTAGAAAAGAAATTTGGTCCAATGGAATCTTGGGATGCACCTGGATTATTGGCTGGGTTTGATATTGAAGAAGAAGAAAAAGAAATCTCTATTACGGAGTATTTAACTGAAAGACCTCAAGATATTATAAGGTATCTACAAGACACTAAAGAGAAAGAAGTAAAGATTATCCCAGAAGGGAAACAGGAAGGTTTCCTTTTAAGAATAAATAAGGATGGAAAACTAGAAGGTTATGATGATAAAACAGGAAACATATTCAATCCAAAGACTTTAGAAGTAACAGGTAATGATTTTGGAAAAATTATAACTGATGATGATATAACTGATGATGATGTAACTGATGATGATGTAGAAACTACTGAAATATCTAACGATTGGAATACTGATGGTTCAAACATAATAAAACTTAATGGTAAGAGATATGCTTTATTTGGTTTAGGAGATTCATATTTTAGAAGTGCAGGTTCAGAGGAAGAATTTAATATACTTCTTGAAGAAGGGTGGAAACCGATAGGTAATGAAAACCCAATATGGAAAAACTTTGCAAAGTCAGAAGGTTTATTAGATGATGTAGAAATAATTATTAGTGATGGAAGCTCTTATGATGGTACAGATACTGATACAGATACTGGAAGTAATGCAGCTAATTCACAAAGTCAAATTGTTTCAGATGCACAAACAGAGTTTAATAATGTTCCAGAAGGAGCTTGGCTGTGGAATGTAGAAGGAAAACTTTACTTAGCTTATGAAGTTCCAGGTTCTGGTGGAGAAGTTTATTCAGGTAAGCCAATGTATATGGCATACGAAGTAGTAGGGAATGATGCAAAGAAAGCTGGTTTATTAACTGCTGATGCACCAAATGCGACATTAAACGCAGAAGTTAATAAAGCCTTTTTTGATTCAGTTGCTGTACTTGCAGGGAATACAGATCAACTCTCTGCTGATATAGACCACCCATTCGCTAGTTTTACTGATACATTAAGAACACAGATACAGGTTGCACCTTGGTTAGCTGATAATGAAGCTATTGCTTTGTTAGCTGAAGCTGCTGTTGAAGGTAGGACAGTAACAGATGCAGAGTGGCAGACAACTACTTGGTGGAAAGAACATACACAAGCAGAAAGAGATTGGTTAAGAACTTATAATTCAGATCCAGCAACTGCTACACAAAATATTACTGATGCACAGTTGTCAGTTCAGAATAGCTTAGTAGCTGCTGGTGTGTCTAATGCACCTGATTCTTTAGTAGATTGGATTGCAAATAAATTTGTATCAGGACAATGGTCAGAGATATACACAACAGAACAACTTGGATTATTTGCAGATCCATATGCACAAGGTACAAGAGATACAGAGTTAGAAAACTATCTATCTTCAACAGCATTAACAGGAGTAGATAGAACAACACAGAGAGAACGAGAAGTAGAGGAACTATTTAATACTTGGTTAGGACCAACACTTGGTAAATTAACCGATAATGAAAAAGCAGAGATAGCAGGTAGATTAAGAGATGATCCAGATTATAAAGATACATTAGTTGATTCACTTAAACAATCAAGACTTGCTGCGTTTAGTGCATACACAAATCCAGAATTAACTTATGAGGATATTGCACGACCTTGGAGAAACTTAACTACTTCTGTTTGGGGGCAGACAGCAGATGAAACACAGGGTTGGTGGCAGGAAATGGTTAAAAGTAATGATTTCACAACTGCACAAACTACACTAAGAGAAAAGGGATTGGAGAACAATATCGCACAAGTTACACAAGATGCAACTCAAGCATTGACACAGGCTTTAGGTCAAGGATCAGTAGCAGAAGCAGGAGTTAATCAATAATGGCAACTTACTTAGAATTAGCTAAATCACTTTATCCTAATATGCCTGATAATTTGCTTAATCTTTTTGCTGATGAATGGGCAGATACAGGAGATTCTAATGTAGCAATCTCTAAAGTAAGGCAGACAGATGAATATAAAATTCTTTTTCCTGGTAATACAACACCGACAGGACAAGTAAGGTTTGATGAAGTTACCTATATGGGATTAAAAGAATCTTACATAGGAACTCTAGCTGAATACGGAATACCTAGAGCAACATCTGAATCATTATTAGCTGATAGGTTTACAGGGTTAATAGAAGGAGAAGTATCAGCAAGAGAGTTCCAACAAAGAGTTGGTGCTGTATTCCAAGGTGTCCAAGAAAATATAGAAGAAGTCAAAACTTTTTATGATGATAACTATGGTATAGGTCTAACAGATGAAGCAATCTTTCTTGGTGCTTTAGATCCTTCTGTTGGAGAAGATATAGTTTTAGGAAAGATAACCACAGCACAGATTGGTGGAGAAGCAGCTAAAGCAGGATTTGATATTGAATTAACCACAGCAGAGAAGTTAAAGAAAGCTGGTCTTAACCAACAACAAGCAAGAAGGTTCTTCTCACTTGCAGCAGATCAGATACCACGAATACAAGAGTTACAACAGAGAGGTGGTAAAGCTGTTGCACAGGAAGATGTATTTAACTTAGAGAAGTTTACGGAAGCTATGGTTTTCCAAAGTCCAGATGAAGCAGAGGAATTAAGATTATTAGAATCAGAGGAAGCATCTAGGTTTTCTCCAATCGGTGGACCAGCAAGACAAGGTTCAAGAGTTACAGGTTTAACCGAATACTAAATATAGTATAAACTTTACACAATACCACTATATGTAGTAGTATTAAAGAGAACGCATAGTGGTAGTCTGCGTGAATATAAATTGACTCTGCACCTCTTGGGTATATCCTGCGTGTACC